AATATTTTCTTCCTTCTCCATACATGGCGCTTCTCATTCTATTATACATTATTTTATTCTTTTCACACTTCCTTTCAAATCAGCCAAATAAGCAAAAAACTCTACTTCTGGATATTCTCTTTGTAAATCCAATAAAGCTTTTAGGTTATCCATGTGATCATCAAATAAGCGAACTCTAGCATACTTATTTGTATCTAAATACTTTTTAAATACAACAGTTTTATTTGCTGCACTATTTTTGCCACCTACATTTCCTGCACGCTCAACATATACATTCTTCATTGGTATACCATGAGCTTCGAATGTTTTAATAAATACATCCTTATTATCCATATCAGCTCTTGCTGTTACAATAATAACTTTACTTCCTCTAGCTGTAGCATTCTTAATGATTGCTTTAGCTTTTTCTATCATTCTTGCGATAGGTGTTGCAGTTTTATAAAATAGTTTAGCTGATTTAAATTCGCCGTAATCCCATTCCTCTTGCTTTCCTAATTTATATGAATTATATTGCTGAGGTGAGAGCTCTTTGATTTTACCAGTGTTTTTATTTTTAACCTTTACTCTAGCTTTTGATACAAACATAGTATCATCTATGTCAAATATTGTTAATCCTTTGCCAGATTTTTCAGTTAAAAACTCGTTAAACTTTTTCATAATAGTATATTATACCACACTTTTAGTGTTTTGTAAATATCTATTTATAATTTTAAGTCTTTTATTGTGTTTATTTTATCTTGTGCTTCTGCTATTTTAGTAACCTGAGTTTCTATTGCTTCTACCACTTCTGGATGTTCACCAATACCTGTGGAACTTCTAACATACACTAATATATTAGCTTTTGCAATAGCAACTTCACCTTCCAATTTCTGCACTAAAGCGTCTAACATAAAGTTCATCTTGTTTCCTCCCAAAACTTTTCTCTTTTATACTTAGTAATAGTATTTATTAATTCTTCTGTCCAATTATCTCTATCTTCTACAAATATTTGTGGTCCCATATCTCCAGCAATTGCTACTACTAATTGCTTAATTGGCCTACCTGTTCTTTCTTCCCACATGATTGCATATGCTGCAGCTTGCATAAAATAATTAGATATCCATTCTTTTTTCTTTTCCTTACGTGATGTTTTCCAGTCGATTATAGAATCTTTACCATTCCATACACCAACACAGTCAACTCTTCCGGCAACACCTAAATGATGAGAATATAATGGAGCTTCTATTGAATATACTTTTGATAAGTTTTTGTCAACAAAAGGTTGTATGTCTTTAAATGTTTGTATGTTATGTGGCATTTCACCTGATAAATACTCAGGATCATTTGCAATATACTTTTCGATTATGTTGTGGATTTTAGTACCACGCGAAGAGGCCACTCGGCTGATACGATTAGCCTCTTCTTCTCCAACTCTCTCCCTCCACTTTTGGATAGCTTCACGAGACAGTATTGATAAAACTGTTGTGATACTCGGATATATATTACCGTCTGGGTCTACATAGTGTCTACCCTTTTCTTTAGTTTCCGAACTTAAGTCCTTATAACCTAAATCAATTTCTTCATGTATAAAATTCATATATAATTAATTAGCCTCTGATATCAGCAGGTGCTTTTGGTGCAACAATAATTGGACATCTTTTTCTGTTTTTAAATATAATCCAAGTAGCATTCTTTGCTTCTCTTTTATTTAATTTACCATCGCCGTTCTTATCTGCGTGGTCAAACATTTTTCCAATTCTTTTACAACCGCCCTGAACTAACTCAGCTTCACTTATTACATTATCTTCATTGAAATCAAATTTTCTCATTCTCCAATCATCAGCAAAAGCATCTGACATAAAAAGTAAAAAAACTGACATGCTTAATAGTTTTTTCATTTTAATCTCCTGTAAATTGACCGATAGTCCAAAAGGATAATAACATAAAGCCAAGAGTTGCAATTTGTATTATCGACATCATCGCTACAAACTTTATTTGTATATCACCTAGAGGTAAGAGCTCTTTTTCAATCCACTCTTTATGTTCCTCGGGTGTTGCTTCTCTTGTCGCATTTAATTGTAATTCTGTCTGCTGTGGAATTCTACCTGTATCAAACACTTCAATCTCTGCAGGTCTTTTCCAAGAATCCAAAATTTTCTTTTTCATTATATTATCCTATTTGACATATCAATATTATATATAATAGTTTATAACTTATAGTTATATATTCTAAAAAATAAATAAGTTTATTTTTGTTTAATTCTATGTCGGTCCCTTGGTGGCATACCACTTTTAATTCTATCTTGTACTTCTTTCCAACCGTCACCAGCTCTAGTCTCTTTAGATTTAAATCCATTATAACTAAACTTAGGTGCTGTAAATGTACCAGACTGTAAATGAGGATTATCTTCTAAGAATTGTTCTTTATCAGAAAACTTCATCATGTGTTCTTCTACTTCACCTGTATCTTTATTTTTAAATTCATACAGTGGCATTTTGATATCCTCTCCACCAATCAGGTGCTTGTCTACCCCATTCCCATTTTGCAAACGGTTTAGCTTCGTGATAATAATTACGATATGCTTGAACTGCATCACCTGGTACTTTACATTGTGGGTAATGATTCATTGCTTGTGGAAATTCTGTTAATCCTATATCTGGTATATTCTTTGGTGCTGTTTTGAGTAATTTACCAATCTTTACAAATGTTGCATGATGTTTATTTCTACGGTAATTATATTCTTCAGCCATTGCATTAAAATGAGTATAATGCCATTCATAGTTTGCTTTAGATGCCATAGTCCATGTAGTGCATGGGTGATACTTATGAACAGCAAGATAATAAAGACTATCTCTATCATCACCAAAGGTATAATACTGTTGCATTGTTTTACCTGACTTAGATCTTCTTCTTTCCGGAGTACCATCAAGCATGCGGTGAGCGGTGGATAACATCTGCCCAGACTCTACAATCATTTTAGGCACATGCTTATCGCATAACATTTGAGCCGCTTTCACTGGATCATTATCTAATATGAATATATTCATTTTTGTTCTTTTCTAATTTTCTTTAACCATCTAGCACCATTTCTTTCTGCATCTAGGAATATTGCGTTAGTAAAGAATAAAGGTACTAATACCATAAAGTGAACTATGATACTTGTTATTATATCATATCCCATCCAACCCATGTAATAAATTGCAACCATTCCAAAGTATACTGACCACATGGTAAATAGTACCATTGTGAAATACATCTGTAAGCTTGGTTCTGGTATAAACCTGAGCGGATTAAATCTATGGTCCATAACTACTCTCCAGCAGTCTATGACCCATGTAATAAGTTTTAAAAATTTTTCTTTCATAATATATATTATACCATAGTTTTACTTAAATGTAAACTATTTTTTCTTTGTTGTTTTTTTAACTGCTTTTTTTGCAGGAGCTTTCTTAACTGGTGCTTTTTTCTCTTTTACTTTTACTATTAATCCAGGGAAAGCATCTTGCACTACTTTTAATGTAAGACCTTTATACTCATCGTATAAATTACGTTCTTTTGCTAATAAAAGAACTTTAGCCTCTTCATGATTTAAAGATTCTAATAAATCTACAAATAACTTTTCTCTTTTGGCTTGCATAATATTTGAATTGCCATTAAAGAAATGTCTAAGTCTTTTAAATCCTTTATGTAAAGTTATATATTCCATACCAGCTGGTGCATCATCTTTTCTATAAGGTGGTTCACCTTTAGGTAAATCTGAAACTACTGCTTCATCGAAATTAATTCTCAACACTGCCTTCAGTGCTGGAAATTTGTTATGTTTTTGTAAATATGCTACTCTAGCCTTATGTAGTTCTTTTCCTTCAACTTCAGTAAGACCTTGTAATATTTCACTAATTAATGGTTTAGCCATTGTAAAATTCCTCCACGACTTCTATTAAGAGATTACATCTCTTTTTAATTAAATAATTTAATACTTTCATTTTCATTGGAACCTTTTGTTCCGTATAAGTATTTATAATAGTTGTTTGGACATCATCAGGTATTTCTGTCAAATCAATGAGTTTTTTATTACGCTGATAATTCCTATATATTTCTTCAGGCATAACTTCTCTTAACTTATCTGATTTTTCTAACCATTCATCAATTCTAGTTTGCCTCAATGGTGTTTGAGATTTATCAGTTACAAAAGTATCGTCTGCTGATAAAACGTTTGGTACACCATCACCACCATCACCGCGCATAATATGATTAAACGCGTATGTTCTTGGATTACTGTCAGTAACCATCTTTTTCTGAATTGGACTGAACTGTTTAACATTATTGTATTTTTGTAATTGTATAAAATCTTTATCACTTGAAACAATCATACATGGTTCATCCTTACCAAATTCTTGAGTTTCCATTACTAATGTAGCAATAATATCATCTGCTTCACAGCCGTCAATATGTATTACTTTATATGGTAAATTCTCTGCTATTTCTTCTCTGACTAAATGTAATATTCTAAATATTTCTGTCCAATCTTGAGTTGACTCATCTCTACCTTTTTTTCTATTTGCTTTATAATAGGGATAATAATCTCTACGCCAGGTATTCATGCCATCTGCACATATAACCATTTGGCCATACTCATCTCTATACTTTTTATTATACATACGAATACTATTTAGTATCATATGTCTAATCATCTGTTCGTCGTTTAGTTTTTGCACAATAATATTGCTTAATGCAATTTGTGAATAATCAAGTAGTATCATTATCTTCTTCCTCAAGTTGGTCTAGAAGTTTTGCTAATTCTTCTCTACCTTGTTCATTTGCGGCTAACAATGCTTTAATTTCAATATAAGCTCTATCAAAAGTACGATGTAATCTATGAGGTATACCCATATATCTATTCAGCATTGCATTTATCATATTTACAATCACAAACATATCTCTAGATTCTGGTTGTGTTTCATCTCTAAAATTCATATCCATAAACTGCTCATATTCTGAAGCTTGACCAGTGTTTATGAATTCTTCTAATACTTCCATTAGAAATTGAGATGTATTAACACATTCGTCAGATATTGCATCTAACGGATTTATGTCTGGTTTGATTTCCTCACCTGTAGGAAACTTTAGTATTTTTGCCATAATATTATTATATTATACCACAGTTTGCATTAAATGTAAAGGGTTATTTTAAGTTTTTTACTGCGTTTCCACCAATCCGACAATTGATAATACCATTATAATATTTATCATTAATAAGAACATCTCTATCGAATTGTTCTTTAGCTTCCATATAAGCACACTCTCCTTTTGTCTTGCAAAGGTGAAGTATTTCTCTGTGGAACATTTCATTGCCTTGTGTTTCTACTTCTTCTTTGAGATGTATATTACTCCCGTAATATTTTTTCCAATCTGATTCGACAAGTAATCTTTTTCTACGTTTTCTTGTCTTTGTTATTGGTAATGTTTTCTTGCTCCAAAAGAACTTCTTTCCTACATACATTCGTCCTGTCGCTCTGTTTGTTATTAGATAAACAAAACCATATACGTCTTTGTGATCGTAGTCTTCTGGCAGTTCGTATGTTTTGCCTTGATATTGCCATTCCATACTCTTATTTATAAAAGAAAATAAATAAGCAATTACTCATTAAAATTTAATTCGTCCATATCGTCATCTAATTCTTCACCACAATGCGGACAAAAGTTTATGCGCATATCTCTATCATCTGGTTTAATTACCATTTTATTGTAACAATATTCGCATTCTAATATCATTTTAACTTTTCAACCAATTCTGTATATCCACCAATTTTATCTCCATGGAAATTAATTTGTGGAAATGTTCTAGCACCTGGAAATTCTTCCATTAAAAATAGTCTATCAAAATCTTCACCTAATTTTAAATATACATGTTCTTGTTTTTCTCTTTCACATAGTTGTTTTGCCATATCACAGTATGGACAGTTATCTTTACCATATATTAATATCATCTTACATTACCTCTTAAAGCGAAATAAAGACCACCAACATATAAACTAATATGTAAATAATCTTTATAAATTACATCCCATAAGCTTGCTGGTTGTAATATCCATATTACTCCAGTAGCTATACAGGTCATTGTTATACCACTAAATCTAGTTATTAAATCTCCAAACTCTTCTGTAATCCATCTAAAGTTTGGATAACTTCTACCTAATCTAGCTAGAAAGAAATGTCTTGCATTCCAGGGTATTAACCCTAAAATACCACCAGCAATTAATCCTATAGCTGCGCCAATCTCTCCCCATGTTACAAACCACCATACAATATATGGTAATCCCCATGCTTCTGCTACTGCACCATCAACAGGTAATTTACTTAACCCTTGTTGTAAAAACATAGCAGACAATGGTATTCTTAAAAAGAATGTCGCTATATTTGGCGGTGCTTTAAATTTATTCATCCATAGTCTCCTGGATAAATTGACCCAGGGTTTCTATGTCTTGTTCTGAGAGTACACTAGCTTGAGCCCACATAGTTGAACTCATATTACCTATCTCTCCTCTGTTCTTATATGTCGTAAGTTTTTCAATAATTGATTCAGAACTCTGTCCGGCGAGTTTTGGGAACATACCGATTCCCTGGCCATCTTGTCCATGACACGCTGCGCATCCCGACCAAAGTCCTCTAATTGAACTAAATGGATCTGACGCGGCCTCTTCTGCTTTAGCTTGAAGTTGTTCAACCACTGTACCATTTTCTCTAACATATTCTTCATAACATTCTCCTGTACATGAAGTTACTCTTGAATAACCTTTATATTCTAAATTAGAATACGTATGAGTTATTATAGCATACATCACACTACATATTGCAATAACTAAATAAAAAGTTTCGTTTCTCATATCTGTTTGTGTCCTATTCTGTCAGTTAAATTATCACCTAGCTTTTTTACTTGATTTAATGTTTTAAAAAAATATGTAGTCAATTTAACATCATATTCTACGCCTTGTCTTACAGAGCTTTTTGATGAATCTTCAAGTATATAATATGGCCATAGCCACATTAACTTACCATGAAATATTCTATACTTATGGCCCTCGGCTACATTCTTCACATCATTTAAAAATAAATCAAACCAAGTCATTCTGTTAATGCATCCAATTCTTCTTTAGTATAATATGTATCAACAATTACATGATACTTACTACCTTGTTCGTTTACACGATGATTTAGGTCAATACCTCTTTCTTTTAAAATATCTACTCTTTTTTTAAACTCAGCGTAGTCATGAGCATCTAATATAGCTTCCATTATAAACTTAATCCTTTTAATGTGTTGTCATCAACATCTTGTTTAACACCACCAGTAACATAAGATGTGATTTCTGTTTCTTGTGGTGCAACTTGTACACTACTTCCAGCAATCCATTTTTCTGTCCATGGCAGTGGGTTCATTTGTGGTACAGTGTATGGACAAGTTAAACCAATGGCTCTCATTCGTTTACATCCTATCCATTCAACATACTCTTTTAATATTGTCTCATTAAGACCAATCATAGAGCCATTGGCGAATAAATATTCAGCCCACTCTTTTTCTTGTTCTATAACTTTAACAAATAATTCTGTCGCTTGTGGTTCCATTTCTTTTGCAATTTTTTGCATATCTTTATCTTCTAATAACATTTTCTTTAAGATAGTTGTAGTACCAGCTAAATGTGTATTTTCATCACGGGCAATAAATTTAATAATTTTTGCATTACCTTCCATCTTCTTAAGTTCAGCAAATGCCCAACTGCAGGCAAAGGAAACATAAAAACGAATTCCTTCTAAGGCATTCGCTGAAAGCATACACATGTATAAAGCTTTCTTGTGGTCATATAAATTTGTTGGTGAGTTATTACAATCAATAAGATCATCATAATACATTGCGATATCGTTACCACAGTCAAGTATTTCTTTTACATCTAACATTGTGTCAAATACAACTGCTGGGTCAGGATATACATTTCGTATAATATGTGTATAACTTCTACTATGAATAGTTTCAAAGAATGACCATGTCTCTACCCAATTCTCTACTTCTGGTAAAGATGCTATAGGTAAGAATGCAAGGTTTGGTGCTCTTCCTTGTACACTATCTAATAATATTTGTCTTTTTAAATTTGATGTAAAGATATGTTTTTCATGTTCAGTAAGAGCATCAAAGTCTTTCTTATCTTTTGAAATATCTACCTCTTCGGGTCTCCAAAAGAATCCAAGTTGCTTTTCTGTTATTTTTTCTAACTGAGGATACTTTACTAAATCAAATCTTTGTATATCTACTGATTCATCTAAAAACATATTCTTTAATAGATGAGATTTTTTATTTTTTGTTAATATTGCCATTTTCCCAATCCTTTAGCTTTTTTAATTCGCGTTCTACTATTTTCTCTAAGTCTTCTACATCTGGCATCATATCCCAGAAGTCTTCTTCAGATTTTGCAGGAGTCGCAGTCTTCTTCTTCGTCATTTATATCCGGTGAGGTACCACTATCATATGTATGATATTCATCTTCCATTTCTCCAGCACCATCATACGTATTAAAATAGTATAATTGTTTTAATCCGTATTTGTATGCTGTTACTAAATCCTGTATCATTACTGACATAGGTATCTTATTATCCTCAAAGTGTTCAGGATTATAAGATGTGTTTACGCTGATTCCTTGGTCGATATATTTTTGTAATATACCACAGATGCCAAGATACCCTGCTGGAGATTTCTGGTCCCAGAGTAAATCGTACTTATTTTTTAGGTGGTGATATCCAGGTACAACCTGAGCCATCACTCCGTCCTTACTTTGTTTATATGATACTAAAGCTCTAGGAGGTTCAATACCATTTGTACTATTACTTATCTGAGCACTTGTTTCAGCAGGCATTAATGCCATGAGAGTAGAGTTTCGAATACCAGTTTCTCTGAGTTGCTCTCGCAATTCTTCCCACGGTAGACGTTCTCTGAACTCGATTAAATTATCTATCGCTCTCTTATAAGTATCAATAGGAAGTATCCCTTCGGAATATTTCGTATCATTATTATATATTACTTTTCCTTTTTCAAGAGCTAGGTTTGCTGACGCTTTAATTAAATAATACGACCATGCTTCTGCATATTCATCTACTATTTCATATGCTGATTCATCATATTTTAATCCACGTTTTGCCAAGAAGTATGCTAAATTAATAATACCCACACCTAATGGCCTTCTACCCATAGTACCTTTTTCTGCAGCAGCTACAGGATAATCTTGATAGTCTAGTAATTCATCAAGTGCTCTAACAGATAAATCACAATACTTTTCAAATTCATGTGGTTCATTTATTAAACCCCAGTTGATTGCAGATAGTGTACATAGCGATATTTCACCTTCACTATCAACGTCCATTGGTTTAGTTGGTAAATCTATTTCACAACATAAATTACTCATGTGTATTGGTGCACGAGTTGGATTAAATGCTCCATGATCATTTGCATGGTCAACATTCATTACATATAATCTTCCAGTATCTTTTCTTTCAGTTAAGAATTGTGAAAAGACTTCAAGTGCTGGTAATTTCTTTTTACGTATACTTGTAGCTCTCTCGTATTTTTCATACAGCTCTTTAAACTCATCTTGGTCAGCAAAAAATGCTTCATATAAACCAGGTACATCATTAGGGTCAAAAAACGTTATGTGACTACCTGTTAATAATCTTTCATACATTAATTTATTAAACTGAAATGCATAATCCATATGTCTGACTCTAGTTTCTTCAGTACCTTTATTATTTTTTAATACTACTAAGTCTTCAAACTCATAATGCCATAAAGGTAAATATACGGTAGCTGCACCACCTCTAACTCCACCTTGTGAGCAAGATTTTACTGCTGATTGGAAATACTTTAAGAATGGTATTAGTCCTGTATGAACTACAGAACCATCACCAACTTTCGCACCTTCAGCTCTTATAGCTCCAGCTCCAATTCCTATTCCTGCTTTTTTACTTATATACTTAACGATGCTAGTAGCAGTAGCGTTAATACTATCAAGGCTATCCCCGGATTCAATAAGCACACAAGAACTAAATTGTCTAGTAGGAGTTCGAACTCCTGCCATAATCGGCGTAGGTAATGAAATATAAAATTGAGAAATCGCATCATAATAATCCTTTACATATTTTAATCTATTTTCTTTATACGCACTAAATAGTGTTGCTGATACCATCATGTATAACATTTGAGGTGTTTCATAATGTTCTTTTGTTCTTCTATCTTGAACTAAATATTTACCACGGAACTGTTCCATTCCAGCATAAGTAAACGTGTCGTCTCTATCATGTTTAATGTATTCGTTTAATTCATTAATTTCTTCTTCACTATAATTATCTAATATAGCTTTATCATATACGCCGCGCTCTATATTATTCTTTATTAATTTTTTTAAATGAAATGGTTCGTATTGACCATAAACTTCTTTTCTTAATTTGTAACTAATAAGCCTTGCCGCGACAAATTGATAGTTTGGAGTTGCGTCTGAAATGAGTTCAGCCGCAGATTTAATTAATAGTTCATGTATATCATATGCTGGGATTTTATCGAATAGTTGAATATTTGCTTTTAGCTCTATTTCAGATATAGATACGCCAGTGATATCTTCTACTGCCCATTCTAAAACTTTATGTACTTTATCTAAATCGAAAGGCTGAATGCTTCCGTCTCTTTTTGTAACGTTCATTGTGTTTATCCCATTCATAATATTATATATTATACCACAGTTTACTCTAAATGTAAACTACTTTTTTTCTAATTTTTCTATTCTTTTTACCAATTCTTGGTATCCATCAAAATCTTTCAAGCAGATAGGAGGGTGAGAATCTCGTTCTAAAACAGCGATTCTTTTTGATATGCCTGGGTACTTTTCGTGAAACTTTTTCTCTTGTTTGATTATATCAATACCAAGTTTCTTTTCGCACCATGCATCTAATTTTAACAACCACGGATGTAGTGGTTTAAAAGCAATATTTTTTGAAGCTAGAGAAAATATAAGTTTTAATACTTTTAATATTAAACCCCACATTATTGTTTCTCTACTTCAATTCCAACGCCTTCTTCACCATTTGGTAAAGTTACATTTCTATAATAAACTACAACTTCACCTAATTCTCTAATATATCTTCGAATCTCTTGATTGTTAACTGTCATTTGTTTATAATCACCAACAGTCGTAGCTACAAAAACAACGTCACCATTATTTTGAGCTTTCATTTCATCAAGAAATCTATCGAGATAAGTATACCCTTCTGGCCATGTTGGATTTTCTCTATCTTCTAGAGAACATGTCTTTGGCCTTTTTGTTTCGCCTTCTATTTTTTTACAAGGATTAGCAATTCTTGCTTCGGATACTACATACCATTTTGGAGTGTTTAAAGAGACTTCCCTAGGTAGGGTTGGTTGTATGATTTGTAACTCTACTGGTTTGGATACAACCTCTATTTTCTTTTCTCCTAATAGTGAACAACCACTAATCAGAACTACCATTGTCAAGGTCACTAATGTTTTTAGTGTCATTTTCAATCTCCTTTATCACTTCTTCTGTACCTTTGTTAAATCTGATTTCCATTAAACCAGGTTTAGCAATAGCCAGTTTTTCAAAATTATGTTTAGATAATATACTTAAATATTTATCCTTATCTGCTTCAATCTGAGCATTCTTACGAGCAAGATTAGATAATTCTTTACCTTGTAATTCGTATGATTCTTTGATTGAATTTATAGTTTCTTTCTGTTCTTCAACAGCCGCTTCAAGCTTTATATTATTACCTTTTAGCGTTTGATTTTCATCATATAACCAATAACCACCAAGTCCTAATACTATTATAATTCCTATTAAAAATTGATACATTATTGTTCCTCTATTCTATATCTTAATCCACTTTCACTTTTTATATTAATACTTTTTTTATTTTCGTCAATAAACCTTAATTCTTTAAATGTTTGTTTACTAATCTTTCGAACGTTTTTAAACATTCTATCGTCTGCATTACCCCATTCACTATCATAGGATATGTGAATAGTATAACGTGTGGTAAATAAATTTATTACCCAATTAATCAGTTTTCTTATTTGCTTCACGTTGTGCTCTCCTAGCGAGCATTCGTTCTATAAACTTCTTGCCCTCTTTAGTTCTGCCATCATAAACTCTTTTCTTTCTCTTAAGTAAAGCTTTACTACCCATAGCATCAGCTGGTAAAGATACACCACCACCGCTGACAGAATTGGCAGCAGCATCTTCCCATTGCTTTATGTATTCATTAAATGATTTTGTATATTTTGTTGCCATATTATCTCTCTATGTTATACTGTGAAACATGTATGTCCATACCTGTATTAATATGTTTAGCTTTAAATATATTTATATTTAAAATGTTACCAACAGGAATGGTATGTTCATCTACTCTTATTTTAGTACCTTTTTTAAATATGTCTTCGCCTGTTTCTTCGTGACATAAATCATCTTTAAGAATGTATGTACCTATTTTTAATTCTTCAAAATCTGTTACGTAGTGACTACTTTCATGTATGAAATCGTCTAGTGTTAGTTCCGCTTTATTCAATGCATTTTCTATTTCTTCATCAGTCATACCTGTATGTTCTCTAATGAGAAATAGTGCTGAAGCGTAAGAACCTAATTTACCTAATGGAATAATCTTTTTGAGATTAAATACTAATCTATGGAATACAGTATAAGAATCTTTTTCTTCTCTTGTTTTTCTTTCTTTACCTTTCTTTAATACTTTACCTTTATCATCAATGACACCAAGTTTAAAAGCATCTGTTTTATCAAAAGGTGTAACTAGTAATTTAAGAAACCTTATAGCATAAGCAAAGTCAGCAACTGCTTTTAATGATTCTCTAATTAATACTGTTCTTGTCATAGTTTCCTTAATACATCTACTATATATGGATCCATTGGTATTTCAACCTTTTCTTCTTCAGGTAAGTAATGCAAATAAACTAAGAATGGTTTAATTACATGCCAATGTTCATCATTGATTTTAAACCACATCATTTTATTACATGGCTTAATACCAAACACATTATATAAAACTATAATATGATTAAGTATTAATCTTACTTGTAAATCACCAGTTAATTCATACCTCTTGAGTAATCTCTTGAGGTACTTAAATCTGCTAAGGTCTTGTTTAAACTCTTCTATGTCTAAACACTCTGGGTTATCATAGTGCTTAGCTGCATAAAGCTTAAAATTCCTATGTGTCAATTTATCAAAGTTTTTCATATTATAAAATTATATATAACTTTATATTAGTCGCTTTCGTTATCAGCTTCGTAGTTTTTATCCACGTAATCAAAGAATTCTTTTTTCTTATCGCCTTCTAATTCAGCAGGTGATTTAACACCAAACTTTTTCAGAGCAGCTTGAAAGAATTTTTGATATTTTTCTTTTTTAGATTCTGCTTTTACTTCTTCTTCAACTTCTTTTTCAACTTCTTCAGAATTCAATTTTTCTTTTTCCATATCTTGTTTCTTCTTAAGTTGTTCTTTTTCTTTAGCCTGTTTAAGAGCTAATTGAGCTTTTTCTTCAGGAGTTGCAGCTTCTTTAGTAACTGAACCATCTGGATTTTCACCTGATTTTTTAATCACATGCTTTTTCTTAAACTCTTTTTCGCCAGCAGGTCTTGGTTCTTCGACCTCTTTGACTTCTTTTTTCTTTTTCATCATTTCTTTTTTAACAGCCTTTCCTTCCAACACATCTTTGACGACGGATGCAATCTCTAGGCCTTCTTTATCAGTTAGTTTCATTTCGTTATCCTCCGTTAAAGTAACCACTGTGTATAACCATTTCCCAGGTAAATGCTGCAATTAAACCAGCAACAATTAACCAAAAAACTTTGTTAATTAATGCGACAGTGCTAGAATTACCTGTTGCCAAGTTTTCAACTCTGTCTATTCTATTTATAAGATTTTGTATCTGTTCTGACTGTTGTTTACTAAAACTTGTAAGAGTATGTATTTTCTCTTCAGCTCTAGCTAACATTACAATAGCCTCACCCATTTGGTCAATCTTTTCTTCTATCCTATCCAATCTTTGAGATTGTATAGTATAAACTTGTTTTCTTTCTTCACTCATTTCTGAATATAACCCTACATTTAAGAGGGGTTACCCCTCTGATTAATCTATGGTATTCACCTTTTTTAATTTCAAAGATCATACCCTCTTCTAGTAAATAAGGTAAACAATTATCATATTGAAATTGCCAACCTTCTCCTTCAAGTACTTCAATCTCACGGTCCTCTAAGTCCCTATGCCATACATATTCAGAATCATCTTTTGTAGGATAAAAAGTACGAATAACTCCACCGATATCTACTTCTTCCACAAAAGGAAAATTTAGTTTACCAGAAATAGTTGCCGCCACCTTTCATTCCTAATTCTTTAGCAAATTTTGGTAATCTACATGCCCAGTATCCTGCTTTCATTTTATCTGTTTTAGTATCACAGTTATGTCTTGAAGCAAAATTCCTTGCTGCGTCTCGATCATTTATCTTGGCAGCTAAACCGCCTTTTGCATCACCAAAATTTATTTTTTTAACGTTACCTGTTTTCGGATCCTTTACATATACAACATATTTACTTGGACCCGAAGATCTTTTAGGTTTATTTAATTCGGGTGCTTCTACCATAGGCATTTCTAAAGGTACATATTTACCTTCATAAAGGTCAAACCTTTTTTTCCATTCAGTAAATGTTTTAACCTCCGAACTCATGTCCTGCTACCCTCTTCATTTGTTTTTTAAATTCACCATAATCTGGTTTAGTTTTATAGAGTTTAATAGATATTTCATCTCTTTCTTTACCTTTTATTCTCCAATTATAACCTTTTTCTTTATGCTCTGGTTTAGTTGTTTTTACAACTCTTCTTTTAAATCCATCTTCCCAAGATTCACCTTTCTTTTTACCTGTTCCTTCAGAAGCAGCTTTAGCTCTATCCATAGCTTGTTGCGTAGGAGCTCCTTTTTCGCCCTTCTTACGCATACGTTCACCACGTTTACGTTTTTGATGTATATTATGCCAAAGACCTTTTCCTTTTTCTTGTATATCTTCATCGGTTGCCATTGCATAAAATGTTCTAAAACCTATCATTACTTACCTCTACTTGACCCTCTAGGATTTGTTTTTCTAAATCCTTTCTCTAAATCATATAGGAAAGCTTTATTTTTAGCTTGACCCTTTGTGGTAACTCTAAGTCCTACAATACGACCTATATTATTTGCTAATTCTGTTTGTCCTCTTTTGAGTTCTTTTTCTAATTTAGTCTGTACATCTTTAAGCATTGTTTTAATAATGTTTGGTATATCCATTACTAATGCAGACCTTTCATCAATATTACCACCATTTACTAATGTGGAAAGTTGATTTATTACTGTTTGTAATGTTACAGGATTCATAGTACTTAAAGCAGCCATTTGGTCTTTAGTAATACCTTTTAACTTTTTTAGTTTTTTAACTACTTCTTGTTTTCTGAATTCTTTAAAGGTTTTCATTCTTCCTCGTTGACTCCGGTAATGACATTATAAACTTGGCTACCTTTTTCTTAGGTCCTTCTACTGATATATCTAAACCACCGCTTCTTGATTTATAACTTTTTGGTTGTAAACCAGCTTTCTTAGCGAGTTGAACTGCAACTCTTGCTGTATCAGCATCCATGTCTACTAACTGAAACTTATCTTCTCTAATTTGTTTAAATGTTTTCATTATGATAAAATTTCTGGATATAGGTCTTCAATATCCTCATCATCTAACATCATATAGTCAGATAAAAAGTTTAATAGGTTTTTCTTATCACCCATTACATCAGCCATTGTTTGACCAGTTGGTTTAATTTTAATTTTGTATTTCTTTTCTAATTTTTTTGATAAATCTGTAGAACCAATATAATCTATATCAGCTTTACCTTTACCTTTCCCAGATTTTAATCTAGTTTTTTCGTCAATAGAAATAGTTACTTCAGATATATTTTCTGTTACAAATTCTGACATTACTCTAATTGCGAGAGCATTAGCTTTTGCTACAACCTTTCTTGGTCCTTTAACTCTTACTATGAATTGTCCGCCTTTCATTTTTTCACTACTTACTAACTCTAAACCTTTTAGGCTTTTAATTAGTCCTGTGAATTTTCTTACGTCACCCATATCAAAGAATGTATAACCAAATGGTATATCTTTATCTTCTTTCATATCTTCTACTGATTCATTAGCTAATCTTAATGCATCTTTAACCATTGGGTCGTCCCCTAACCCACGTTTCATTTTTTCAATTTTCTTATAAGCACCAGTCATATTACCACCCATGTCAAGAGCAATCTTAACGGCAGCAGCAACTAGAGACGCTGGGAACTTACTTCTATATTTTTCTCTTAGTTCTTTAAATTTCATTTTTTCCTCTACTTAATTTTAACAGAATAAACAAAAGGTTTACCTGGTGTTATCATTTTACTATAATAAGCTCCGATATAAAAATCATCTAGTGGTTTATTACCAGGAAAATCTGATGGATCTTTATCCGGATTCTTTTTAATCATATCTGCAGTATATTTCGAATACTTACTCATATCAGACGCACTTTTCTTTGCCATTCTAAACATTTCTTTTACATCCTCTTCATAACCTGATGGAAATTGATATGATACTACATCTCTTCCATACTTTTTATATTCAGTTGCATCTGTTTCAATACCTAACAGACCTCCTAATCCGAAATCACCGTCACTCATTCTTTCTTCGTCATAACTTCTGAGTTTGCCTTTAAATCCTTTTACTTGAACAATAAGTGTAAGTCCTTTAGCAGCCTCTTTAAGTTCTCTTCTTATTTCTACAAAATTTTTCATTTTTATTCCTTAAACTTTAGCGGCAAGGTCTTTATCGGCGCCTCCCCATGTACCTTTACTTTTAGTAACAAAAGAGTTAACTCTTGCTAATCCCCATTGTACAGGTGTAGTACCTGGTCTATGTCCTGTTCTCCAAGCAGCTACTCCTCTATCAAAAACTTTTTTCAAAATACCGTATGGCATTCCTGACTTATCAGCCTTTTTTCTTAATGCCTTTTTAGTATCTTGTTCTGATACTGTAAAATCTTCAAATGTTAAATGCTCTGCCATTTCACCATACATTTGTTTAAACTTCTTCGTATGTTTTGATGGTTTTGTTTTTGCAGTAGCATCGCCAGGAGCTGGTGTATATGCCTTTGGATTATCATCGTCCATTTTAGACTTCTTAGCAAAATGTCTAGCTCTAGCTTGTTTTGTTGATTTTGTTTTTAAACCTTTATAATACCCTGCAGGTTGTGATCCTTTTCTATCTTTTATATCAGGGTCTTGTTTGACTTTAACTTCTGAAAATGGTGTTGCTTTTAAATAATTCTTAAGTGTTTTCTTAGTACCAATTTCGTTATACTCATTGACCTTTTCTACGGAATCTAACCAATATCTTTTCTTAATATCATTTGATTCCACGATAACATAATTTGCACCACAATAAACTATAGTACCTTTTTCGTTGCTTTCTTTTATACGAATTAAATCACCATTTGAATATAAACTTCCTTCTATATACTCTTCTCTTGTTTCTGATACTGGAGATAATTGTATATGCTTTCTAAAAGATGTCTTTTCTTTTAAACCCATTCCTTTTCTGACCGCATTAAATAAATCATTAGGTTGGTATCCTGAAGGCAATCCTTTAGAAAAGCCTTCAAGATCATTTTGTTGAGCGGCCATTCGCATCTTTGAAGCTGACATACCGACTGCGCCATCTGCATCCGGATCTCTTTCTCCAGCACTAACTATATTTATAGCACCTTGGAATTCGTAAAAACCGTGTCTTGCTTTGACACCGTTGTATTTGTTTAGTAGAATATCAAATTCTTTTACTCTATCTGACCCAGCAACCATAGTTACTTTTGTAAATCCTTGGTCATATAGTTTAACTGCTATATCTAAAACAGTTCTTACATCTTTATCCGACATGACACTTCGTGCATGTTTCGGAAACATTTTTCTGAGAAATTTGATTTTATCTTTGAATAATAATGGATTCTTTTTGCTGTCCACTGATTTTGAAGCATAGATTCTATATGCTCCGCCACGACTGACTTTTTTCAGATGTTCGAACAATTTTTGATGTCCAATCGTTGGTGGATTAAATCTTCCAAAAACGAAAGTAACTTCCTTTGTTGACTCTGTTAAAAAATCGCTAAATGATTTAACTGACATGTATTTCCTCGGTATCCCATTTAGTTGGGGTTATCCCAACCTTTTATAATATCTTTGCTAAAGTTGTTAGTAGAAAATTCCATTCTATCTACAAGCTTAACAGCACCACCTTCTAATCGGTCTATTGCCACAAAACCTTCAACGCCGGTGACCTTAAACCCATTTTTAGTTTTTACAAACGTATCAATTTTAGATAGTTTGTTTAATTTATTTATAATAATTAATTTGCTATCGATGACTAAATTCTGTAAATCGAAGATTAATTTTAAATTTTTTATGTTATCTTTACTGAAAAATGATAATAATGCATCACGTTTTGCTATCTGAGCACCTTTACCTTTTGGTGTACTTCTTTTATCTATTTCCTTTTGGTATCTATTACTTACCCACATTACTAAACCAGTTGCATGAGATTTAGTATTTGTTATTCTTTGTCCTTCTCTAACTTTTGTGTTATTATATGTATTAATTACAAGATTAAGTTCTTTATTTGATTC